ATATGTAACACCTGCCCTGTGTTTGCAATGTGTATCGCATACGTGTTAAAACCATCGTTTGATATGTACCAATAAAATGACCCGTTAAACGGTACGGTACACAATGGATCTGTATACACAATATCCCCTATGATCGGCATTGTATATGGCCCAAAGTGATAGTACACTAGGAATACACCAACAGATGTACACGCTGAGTAGTCGTCTGTGGACGGAGTAGAGGGGCTTATATTAAATGCAGTTATGGGTGGTAGTGTTGTTGTTGTTGTGCTTGTGGTTGTAGTAGTAGTACCCGTACACGTTGTACAGTCTGGGTAAATTACAACTGGGTTCTCAATATAAAAGTATGGGTAACCCCCACCAGATACAGATGAAATTGTCCAGCAGTTGCCGTCAGCTGTAGCCACAATATTTGTAGGGACTATTATCGCTAGAGTTGTGTCTAATAGTATTGCCGTAGTTACACCGTCTATGCATGACGTTGCCTCGTAGTAATTGCCAACGGCTGGTATTGTCGTGGTGCTTGTAGTGCTCGTGGTTGTAGTACTGCCTGGACAAACTGAGATGTCAACAATATATCCATTATGGTCTATTTTTATAATATAGTCAGACTTATCTATAAAGTACCAGAAATCACCACCGTCAAAGTATTCATCACCTAATTGGTCTTTATAAATTCTATTACGTAGATCTGGAATAGGGAACTTACCGTCAGAATATAGTATCGAGAATGTTGGAGTAATACTGCAACAGTCGGCAGCAGTTTCTTTGTACTGCTCAATATCTACAGAGAACGGTGTTAACGAGTCTCCCTTTGAAACAAATACATTGATGTCATACACGGCGCTTGTACCGAAGCAATTTGTTGCTGTAACTGAAAAAGAAAAATTCTTTAGCTCTAGCGTTGAACCCGAAAGCACTCCGCTAGAATCTAACGATAAACCTGGGGCAAGAGAAAACTCGTTACACTGTCCTGACACGGTATACGAACCGTCACCATCTATGATTATTGGCCCAGCTGAAGAACAAATATTCTGATTTTGATTGAATCCTACGGTAACGTATCTAGTGTTGCCATTACAATCTGAATAAGTAAAAAGGCTTGACTTTGATCCTCCATTTAATATATAGCTATAGCATGAGCCAACAAGATTAAATGTTATTGGATTTCCAATTGCCGACAATGGTATGTTTATATTTTCATTTACAGTTATATGTATATCACCTTGATTTATCATTGGCACAGCTGTTTGCGTGCAATTACAGTTAGTTATAAGGTCTACCTGCCCTGTTTCATTTACCAAGACATAGCTCTTGTTTATTGGTGATGGAACCACACATAATGAAATATCTATCATATGATACGAATCATTCCCGTTATATAAAGTTAGCCCAGACGGATCTACATATATTATGTCTCCGTACTCTGGGGTTAACCTAAAACCATTATGGTAGTACACTGACGTTGGGCACTGTGTACACACATTTGTAGTGTCTCCGTCTGTTACATCTATATAGAAAGGTGTCAAGTACGTGTCTACCTTGTTTATGATCCAAGTAGACGTAGCAATTGGAGAGGACACTATCACCTCAGCCGTATCTACAGACGCATCATTCTTTTTAAATCTTAACGCCCCATTACCATTATTAACAAGGCCATTATACGGGAACGATAGATTTATATCTTCTGGATCAACACCAGCGCTTATAAGGTCGTTGTAATTGGCCAAGGTATTTAACCCTACATACCCAGAATCAGATACAATAGATCCGTTCCATTTTATTTGAAACCTGGTTGGCGTATCGATAGAGTTGTAGTTTATACCAGACACACCGATAGATGTGCCTATAGTCCAATCGATACTCCTTTCATTCGTGATTCCAATATACGATATATTGGCCGATCCATCGATACTATCGTTGTAGTTCCAAAATAGATATAAATACGGATAGTCATTCGGATTAACAAAAACAAATGTACCTATAAACTCGCCTCCAGAATATATAACTGGTATTTCAATTGAATCGCTGATTAGTGCGTTCTTGTCTTCTGGACCATACAACTTGTCAGAAACGTGATAGTATAATTTATTGTTTAGCGTAGGTGCCAATTCTTGATATACCCCAGTAGAGTCTCCAGCCTTTACGGTAACCGTTGATCCGTCATACGGCATGTACTCTACACCACCAACACCAGTGAGCTGGTCAAACAAGGCTATATTGTTATTGCTTATAACAACATTATCTATGTTATACGTACTGCTTCCAGTATACTCGAAAGATTGTTTAGTCATCATAGCTTATCCGTTTACCATTGGTATTAATTGTATTGGAGCCGTTACCCCCCCTTGTTGAAGTAAAAAGTCTTTAATTAGTCCATCGCAATATGTAACCCTAAATATAACACTTCTAGGTGCTGGTGACGGATTAGATGAATATGCTGAATACACAAACTGAGAGTAAGACCCACTTGTTGTTTGGCAATTCACCCAGTTTACCCCATACCCATTGTCAACAATTGATATAGTCCAAGATATTGCCATACTGTTTACAGAGAATATAAACACAGCACCTAAAGAAGAACTTGCAGACACACTTTTAATTGATGGAGCTAAGTTTAATTGGCACGCTGCCCTTGATCTTGATGATACGCTTAAAACGTATGTTCCGTTGTATGGATCGAAACCGCCTAACTTATAATTTGTTGGATTTTCCTTCATTGTATCAATCCAGAAAGATCCCATTCCTAAACTTGAGATCGGCAAAACATCTGTCCCAACTAGCTTTAAAACAGAGCCTCTTTTTTCATCAGCAAAATAGCACACGTCACCCCAAGTAGCAAAGCTTTCTGGGTTATCACTTATTCCGTACTCGCCTGGATATGCAACCTGATTCCCAAGAACCTCTGGTATTGATGCAATCTGGCTACCGCCAACAGCATCGTATAGTAAGTTCTTTCCGTACAATACAGATGTTACTTTATCTTGGTGCAAGGTCAATAGGTCCGTATCTCTTGCTTTTAATTTTTGTACACTTCCGTATCTCTTGTCTAAATTTTTAAAGTTTGCCAAAGAAAGATTAAACTCATTTAATTTATTAATTGATGTAGAAGACTGGAATACTCCGCTATATGTAAGAGATGCGAACTTATTTTCTTCCTCATAATTATCTATCACCGTAGACGCCCTAAGGCTATACTTCATTGTAGGGGCATTAAATGCGTCTTTTATTCTGTATGTCTCTAAACCAGTATTGTATGTAAATGAGTTATAATCGCTATTTACATAGTCAGGGTAATTTATTTGCACCTTGGCTGGGTTAGTTACAGATGTCTGGTCTTGTTCATATGTTGTGTATGATACAGATCCAGGGAACGATGGAGAAATAGATAGTGGTGGGGTTACGTCAATTGAGTACCTGCTATTTATACCTACAATTGTGTGTGGCGTGTTTAACGAAACACCGTTAGTGTTTAAATATACAGTGTCTCCGACGCTAAAGTAATGAGGCCACTCCTTTGTATTCTGCCTTAATCTGGTACTACCTAAAGGGCCAGCCGTTCTTAAATCAAAGAACCATCTAGATATGTGTTTCCCATTTTTAATTGGGTATGTTCTGGATAGTTCGTGGAATATTTCTGTTTCGGTGTCTAATGGAACCGTTTCTAATATTGGGGCTTTTGATGGTATTATTTGATTTATCTTAAAAGTAACTGAGATTATATTTTGAGAATTATTTCCACCCCCAAATCCTTTTAAAAACATTTTTGTATAGTTACCGTTATATGCATTTAGTACCCAATTAGTATGAGTCCATGGCCCATTTCCACTAGGGTAAAATGTTTGAACATAGCTATAAGATGTTGGTAATGTAGAAACCTGTGGTGGGCTAGGTGTATTTCTAAACCAAATTCCTCTTGATTTTATATTTGTTCCAGACGAGTTTTTTTGAATAAATAAATCAAACGCCCCAGACTCTATAAACCACTCTTCTATATTTTTATATGTCTGTTGTGCTGTAAACGATTGTGTTGACGTATATGTATTAGAATTATTACTGTCTTGATTTATAGTTATTGATATATTTGCGCCTGCAAAAATAGATCCGTTAATATTACCGTTTACAATTGCAAAGCCACCATTATCGTCATATCCATTTGCTAATAATCCAATGTTATTAGTATTGTTAGATGCTCCAGGAAAATAATTATCTCCGTTTTCAGACCTACAGCTAATCTTAAATTTATCTCCTATAGATAATTGATTTGATGTCCATTTTATAGCAAAAGCTATATTATTTGCACCTCCTGGAGCATTTCCAGTAACACCTATAGGAAATTTTATAAGATTTACGGAGCCGACAGATATTGGGATATCGGTTTCAATCCAGTTGCTAATGCCATATATATCAGTAGTGTACCTAAATTTATTTCCAGATTGAATTTCAATTGTGTATCTATAATCTCTTGCGTTTGGAAACGCCCAATATTGGGAACTATAAGACTGCAATGTTGATGTTCCAACATTAAAAGAACCGTTCCATGATATAGATATTGAATTTATATTAGAGCTATTTGACCCATAAAAAATTGGTCTTGAAATATATGACGTTATTAAATTAGTGTAAGATTGTCCAGAAGATGCTATTGTAAGCCCATTTATTATAGATAGATGTGTATTACCACCATTTGTCATTCCATGGCTTGAATTAGGGTTATTGGTCCCTTGATTTGTGGTTGTATAGTTTTGAGTTATCCCTGGAGGTAATATAGATGTAAAAGATGGGTCTATTTTTATTTTAAAATATAGTCCTTCTTGAGCGTTTGGTATAAACCCAGATTGTTTTATTTCTAGTTCTAAAATTTTAAATTGTTTGTTTAAATGTGTAGGCCCACCATTTGCGTTCTTAATTATAATATAATCACCTACTGAAAATTTATCCCTATCTGGCTCATTAATTAAAAAATAAACAAAAAGACCTTGCACATAATATAATCTAGGAAATATATTATAGTATTCTTTTTTATTTTGTTTCAACACAAACCTATAATTTGTGGCCCAGTACGGTGGCTCGTTGTTTATTTCAACACGAAGGCTGTTTGCTGTATTTGAAGCGGATGGAGGTATATATACAGCATTGGTTAGGTTATTAGTTGAGTTAGTTAGGGCAGGGGTAAGGACTGTTGTCATTCTTCCATACCCATCTGTATACACTATACCTACCTCGTAATCCCTGTCGCTTCTAAAAGATCTTTTAGGCGACATATCGCTTGTTGAAATATTTTCAGAAAAATAATCCACCTTAAAATCAATTCTTATATCTATATCGTTTATATTTGATATATTTCTAAACTGCAGATAGTTACCGTACACAAGCCTGTTTCCAATTATATCTTGAGCTAAAGCCTTTAATGGAACATTGTCAAATAGCCTTGTAACTTGATCGCTTGACAGTGTGGAGTATATCTTGTTATTCCTAAATGTAAATGAATATGTGGTATTGTTCTGTATAGATAGCTGGTCCTTGTCGAACGACTCTATTACCATTATATTCAAGCTTCTTGTGTCTCTAACAAGCAGCTGTATCTCTTTTACAAACTCATTACCAGTCTCGAAGTGTATGTCTACCTTGTTAATATTATTTAACATTCCCAGGTTGTCTCCTGTCTCGTAGTCAATAGCAAAAGATCCAGCTTTAAATCCAACCGCTGAAAACGGGGACATTGAGCTGTATTCATTGTCAACGTATTTATATCTATAGCTAAAGTATACAAACTTCTCCTTTAGATTTATAGAGTCTGGATTATTGTCTTGGGATAATGATATGTATGGTGCGTTTAACGGTGGCGCCATTATAACGCTAATGTCATCAGATATTGATGGATCGTCAGCCGTGTATCCCTTGCAACGACCAATATTTATTCTTCTAGGTGGGTTGTAGTTGTCGGTCCAAAAAAGATAGTCATTATTGTCTTGCCCCTCAACGTAATTTATCCCCGTTACAATGTAGTCGCTGTTAAAGTTTAATGGGCTGCCAGGGCTTGGTTTTGAGCACTGTAGCACCCTTGTAGTTTGTCCAGATAATACATTGTACTCAAATATAGCGTCAAACTCTGTGCATGTAACAAGCCAGTATATAAGACTTTTGGGCTCGTATGCAATTGCTCCAATAACAATTGGATTTGTAACCGTTGGAGTGGTTACAATGTCAGAGATAACACCTGTAATTGAGTTGCCAAATGCATTTTGAACCGCACCCACGTCACCTGCTGCATAGCTATTTACAGTGGCGTTTTTTGCGTATAAATAGTACCCATTGGGCAACAACCTCTCATCGAGGTCTTGGTTCATCGTCCCTTTCTGAAATGTTCTACTAACGTCAGCCATAATTACTTAATCCATTTATCTCTACCTCTAAGGCTCATTAAAAGTCTAGATGGATGAATGTTACTTAATCTTATTTTAGCGTTTCTTAAGTTTGCAGATTTCTCCTCTCTGGCCCTTCTAATGGCGTACTCCTGTATCCCAGTTTTATTGTTAAGTATAGCCCACTTTAAGTATGAATATATGTACTCTTCGGCCAGTTTATTAATGCTAATTTTTGAGTCGTCACCGTTCTCCATACCGTCTGAAACGTATTCTAGCACTATCTTTCCGTTCTCAACTCCACTGCTAAAATCAATAACACCAGCGGCCTTGTTGATTGTGAACCTAGGGTTCACGTTTGCGTCCTCAGTGTTTAAACCAAATCTTCCTCCGATGTTATAGCCGAAGTACCAATCACCATCAAACGACCATCCGTAGTACCCGTTGTACGGACCAGCCCCAGTGTATAGTTGCTTGTCTTGTCGTAGTATGTCAAGCTTTGACGTACCCGTGACAACCTCACCATTTGAATCGAAAACAATGTCCAAGTTATTATCTTGCAGATACGCATTGGCCGTGATCGCTGTCCTGCTCTCTACAAGAGGTATCAACACGTTGCCCTTTAAAGATGATATCCTTACATAGTTAACATAGTCTGGAGGCAGAACCATCTTAAGCTCTTCTCCAAGCTCTAGCTCCATCACCTTTATATTTCTAAGTGCGTCATAGTTAATCTCTTGTATGGCTCTTTTTGCGTGGAATCTTACGGTATATATCTCAACATTGTTAACTAACTTATCGTTACCGACATACATTAACATGAAGTTATTGATTAAGTCTTTTAGCGTAACGTACTGATAACTACCCCAGTTAACATCTTGAGGATTGGTCCCGTTATTCGTATAGTACTGATAATTAGTTATGTATGGCATCTGTTATTGTGTTTGTTGTGCTGATTGTATTTCCTCTGCCTTTGCGTCTTGAACAACCTCAGACTCTCTAATGGATAGACCAGCATACTGTAAGATTTTAGATACAAGGTTTGGTAGCTCCTCGTAAGGAAGCTCAAAGTCTTTGTGCTGTAAATTAAATGGGTCATATATAGGCTCACCGTTTGTTATGGCGGTGTATGTCCAGTTTGGATCTTCTGGATTCCTAACGTACCTAATCTGTAAGTTTGTCGATGTTGGCCCACTAACAATATTCATTAGCGAGTTAGGGTATACCGTAATCACACCCTGTGTATACGTCTGAGTACCAGTAGATACGTCTGACGATACTATATAGGCAGGGTAGTCTACCGTTGGGGCGGTAAGATTAGAGTTAATCAGGTTTAATACCTTGCTGTGGTCAACCCTATTCACCTCAACGCTATTGTTGTATATTACCTTCTCAATGTAGTAACAGTTAAGTGGCACCTTAACATTACCGCCAATTGCGTTGTACTGTAGGGTATCGTACTCGGACAGCCGATCTATCGTCTCTGACAATTTTTGTGCAATATTCGAGTACCCCTCACCATGATAACGGGCGTTCTGTTTGATTATAGCGTTGCTATACTCATACATATACTTCTGAAATATATCTAACTGCGCTTGTCTAGCATATGTATTGAACTCCATAGGAGTTATGTAACCCCTGTTATCCTTGTTCAATATAAACATGACGTTATTGCGAACTTCGTTTATCATGGAAATGCTTTTTACAAAGATAAATAAAAAAAGGCACTTATTGGAGTGCCTTTTCTATATACATATAGCCAGTTTTACCGCTTTAATTTTCAGAGAACTTATTCTCAAGAAATTTATACAGATCAATACCCTCGTCTGATTGCAGGTAAGCCGACAATAGATATACAGGATCCTCTCCAAATGGAACAGTAAGAAGCTTCTTCTTGTTGTCCTTTAGATTGTAATAAATCTCCTTCTTGTTGTTTCTAAATGATAGATATCCGTCAGATAGTGATCTAGCCGCATAGCTAGTAACCTTGATCGTTGGATCGTTGACAGCCTCCATAAAATCTTGAGGATATCTCTTGGCGTAAATCATAATGTCTCTTCTAATTTCCGATACCTTCATGTTATCAACAGAACCACCAAGAAGCAATCTAGCGATTGGCTCAAGCTCTTCAAAAGGCATCTCTCTTGCAATTAACTGAGCATCAAGTACATCGTACATGTTTTTAATCTCTTGTTGCGCATCTTTTTCCTTGTCGAACTCATAAAACTCAGTTCCATTTCCAGGGTGATAGTGTAAGAACTCTTGTAGCACTGGATTATTTTTGGGAACCCTAAGAATGCCGTCTTCAAATATGATAGGCTCAATAATTACATTTTCTCCTTGCTCATCTTGAAATGGTGAATTTGCATTTCTAGCGTAACGAAGAGGTCTGTTAGTGTTCGACTCTTCATCATAGTGCAATAATCTTTTTCTTGGGGTATCCTTTGAGGCAAGGAAGTATGTTAATGGATTCATTCCATTCTTTAAAAGATATGTTCTATCTTTTGGCTCTAAAACAGATTTTCTTGTTGTTTTCATTTGATATAATTTAATTTATAAATAATAAAAAGGGAGAGGCACTAAACCCCTCCCTTAAGTTTTCAATTATCCCTTGAAGATAACGAAGTTGTTAGCACCAAGTGTACAAAGCGCTCTCTCAGACAAGAAGTTAACTTGCATTGCATCAAGATCGCTAGTTGCAGCACCGCCAGCCGAACCAGTCATCCAAGTTTTGTATCTACGATCCTCAGCCTCAGAAGCTCGGTAACGAACGTGTAAGAACGGACGTCTAGCATTTTTACCAAGAACTTGATCGTATACACTCATTGTTCCAGCAGGAACCAATACTCCGTTAACTACACCACCAACTAAACCTCCACGAAGTGTTGCATCGTTAAGATATTTCCAGTCAGTTTTATAGAACTCGTACCCTCTCTTAAATCCAGAGAAACCAAGGTTCAACGCCATCTCTTCGCTATTGTCAAATAGACCGTAAGATGTACCACCTGCTCCGTAAGAGTTTTGAGCGGCCAACATATCATCGATATCGAAAGAGAACTGACGATTCAAGAATAATACGTTTTCAGCGATAGCACCTTGCTTGTCAAGTCTTTGGATAATAGTATCAAAGTCAGCCAATGAAGATGGGTTACCACCAGACCAAACATTACCTCTACCTTCAATAGTACTGAATAATCCTTGTGTACCAGCTGCTGCAAGAGTAGATGGTGCAGGATATGAAGGGGCATTGTTTAAGAATGTTGCAGCCGCAGACCCTTGTTCAGCAGGAACACCTTCAACCATTGCCATTTCAAGATAATCCTCAAAACGTAGACGAGTTTCGTGCTCAGACTTCATGTACCACAAGTAACCAGTAGCTCCGTTTTCTGTAGTCACTTCAACCCATCCAACTTGCGCCATATCAGAACCAGATACTGTGTATGTGTCCTTAATGATAATAGGTTTAACGTCAAAGAATAAGTCTTCGGCCTCTAAAGAACCACCCATTCCATTTGTTCCTTTTACAAATTCAGAACCATAAACAAATGCAGTAATGTCATTGTTTCCTGTATCTACAATAGTACCACCAGCGGCAGAATAATAAGACACTGTAAAAGTTAATCCAGATACAGCAGTAATAATAGCTTTATCAGATGCCGAAGAAACATTTGAAGATAAGAATACAGTTTGGTTTACTCTAAAGTTACACGCAGTAATACTTGGATCTGCAACTGTAAGAACGGCGGTGTCGTTACCAGCACCGTACGCAATAGAACATGCTGTATATTTTGTATGCAAACGACCTTGCTCTGCCCATTTAATCATGTCAGAGTTAGAAGGAAGTTCAGCACCAACCATACGCAAGAAAGATGCAACTGAACGGTTTCCGTAACGCTCAAATTCTTGCTCGTAAGTATCTGGAAGATACTGATTCAAGAAGTTGAAGTTTGTAATATAGTTTGTAGGCAATGTTGCCTTCACTGAGCTAGGTGTAATTGCTACACCTGGGCTCGTTTGTAATGTACCAGCCATTTTTTAAAAATTTAAAAGTTTATCGTTTTTTAATCACTAATCTGCTTCCCCTGTCTGGATCTATTACTCTAATTTTTACACCTTCTGACGGTGTGCTCTGAGGTGCCTGTCGAGTCATGTCAATATTTTTAGACTCTTTGGCTACAGTGCCTACCGCATCTGCCATCCCTTTTTCGTAAAAGAATTTGGCAAATTTATCTGGGTTTCTAGCTATTGCAATAGAACGGTGAAAAGATTCAGCATCTGCAAGGTACCCTTTGTCATCAAGAAACTGTGAAACAAAGTTTCTTAAATCATTTTGGTCCTGCAGTAAGGCTTTATTATCTCCTGGCTTGTAAACTAGTTTCTTTTTTTCATCGATATTAAATTTGAAACCTTCAAACTTATCCGAAAAAAGCTCCTTAGTTTTACTTGAGAAGAACTCTGACCTTCTTGCGTTCTCTTCCTCCATAGACTTGGAAGACTCTTTATATCTCTTAAAGGCATCATAATTTTCTTTTTCTTCCTGTGGAACAAGTGATTCCCTTGACTCAAGTGGAACTTTGTACTGTTCTTTAAGGTCGTTAAAGTGTTTTTTAGCCTTTGAGAGCTCTTTTTTCTTTGCTAATCTTTTCTTCTTGATTTCTTTTTCATCATCGAAGTCTTCATCGTAAGAGAACTTATCAGATACGTCAAACCTAATGTCTTCTGGATCTAAGTCTGGGTTCTGCTCACGCTGATATTCAAAAAGCAAAGAGTCTTCGTCCATGTCATCGTAGTTCTTATTCAACTGAATAAAATCTTCGATTCCACGTCCTGTTTCTTTTTTGTACTTAAGGAATGCAGAAACATCTTCGGGTAAATCCTCGTTCTGTTGTCTCTGCTCAAATAACTCATCCAAGTTACTTATCTCCTTGTTGTACCTTTTACCAATATATGAAAGAACTTTATTATCATCAATTTCGTCAATAATTGTCTCTACAGTATCTGGTGTAGTAACTATTGTTTCTACGGTATCTACAGGTTCAGTAACAACGCCAGTTGATTCCTCGTGTTGTTTTAATAACTGTTCCTCTATTTCGGCAACAGACTTTTCTTCAAAGTCTACCGCCCTTACTTTAATTTCTCCTTCCATGTTAATTAAATTTAATTTCTACAAAGTTAATAAATAATTTTATCAATTATTTTGGTCCAAAAGACTCTAAATCAAATCCATCCAAAGAGTCTTCAGTACTTTCAAAGTCTATAGGAGGAAGATTGTTCTTTCTCTGATTAATTAACTCTGACTGTCTTGACGCTTGGATATCAACTCTTTTGTCTTTTGCTTTTTCTTTATCTTCGTCTCTTTTCTTTAATTGATCGGCCTCCATTCCCTTTAACTGCATATTGTATTGGAACTCAAGGTCCATCAGCTCTCTCTTCATCTCTACCTCGGCCTTCATCCTCATTATCTCGTAATTAACCTCGGCCTCTTTGATCTGTATCTTGCTCTGAGCCTCCATCTGTAACAATTGTGCCTTAGACTCGGAAGCAGCTTGTTGTGATTGAATATTAGTCTGCATCTGCATTTGATACTCCATCTGCTTATCTTTCTGCTGCTGCTCCATCCTCTTCTTTCTCTTCATCTTCAACAACTCGTTCGCCAGCTTAATGTTCTTTATGTTTCTAATGTCAATAGCATCCTCAAGGTCAATCGTCTGTTGTTGAAGGGCGACCTGTATATTGGCCTCAAGCATTTGCTTCTCTTCTTCGTCTGGGGCGAGGTCAATGAAAATACCAAAATCAAACAGGTACAGATCTCTAATCTCATCAAGAATAGATATATTGTACTTACCTATCTGCATTGCAAACTCTTCAGCAAAGTCTGAGTACTCTAATATATCAGCCACCCTAATAGATACGCACTCTGCCAACCTTTTTGTAATATTTAAGTTACCATCAAGTATGTGCCTTGTAGCGGTATTAGAATTTAAAGCTGCTAATTTTTGAATCCCAACAAGTGCGTCTGGGTGTGGCATACTACCATCCCTTGCCTCACTAACTCCTGTAGCATCTCTAATCATGTTTAGGTAATGATTATAGTTGTTTATAAGTGAAGACATCTTAGCTTGGCCACTATTTGTGCTTAGCTCTTGAATTGGGATCCTGGCATTATTGAACTCACCGTCTTGAGTATAGCTTCGGCCTATAACACTACCTGTTTGGAAGTATAATTTTAATGCGTCTTCTGGATTGTATGCTGCCCCAGTACCCAAGTCTACCTCGTTAATACCGTCAGCGTCAATAAATACACCGTCTGGAACTACACGTGCCGTAACTTGCTGTAGCTTTAAGTGTGTTAGCTGAATCTGATCGGCAAACGGAATCATTCTTCTAACTAAAGACTCCAATGATCCTTTATACATTCTTGGTGCAAACGCAATATAGTTAGGGTATGCTCTTTGTGATGCAGACTTTGGTCTAACCATGTTCCTCATCATATCCCACTTGAGTATGATGTTTGTCCCAGCTACCAGTACGCCTTCGTACCAAACATCTCTAACCGCTTCAACCCTTTCAAAAGGCATTCCATCCTCCATTGGTGGATTAAACTCTTCTCCCTTTCTAATAACCCTTTCTCCACCATTTTCAAGTAGTTTCTTTTTCCATACAAATTTTTTACTTGACTTGTAGTTAAAGTAAATAAGGGTTACTATCTCATTAGTAAAATAATCATCTTGATAGTTTCTAATAATAGGGAAGTACGTGTACCAAGCGGCACTGCTATTTCTTATCTCGTTTAGTTGTTCTTCGGTTAATTTTGGGTCTATCTTTAAGACCTCGGTATAGTGCATTTGCTTTACCTCTCCAAAATAGTAACAATCAGAGAAGTCGTTCTTTTCTGTATAACTATGTATCCAGTTAGCTGGGTCGACATAGTCAACCTTTAGCCCATCGTTTATTAAAAATGAGTGCTTAACAACAGACACGCCAAGCGTAACTAAATCGTAGTTAATTAGTTTTCTTAGCTCGTTGTAGTCGTTCATCTCAAATATAGTGTCTATAGCTATCTCATTTGCTATCTCTATACTTGGCTTGTACTTTATCTGCATATAAAGCTCTAACTCTTCATCAGTGCTTGGTAATTCCTCTGGGTCAACATTAAACGCATTTACACCAAACTGTTCCTTGGTCATCGTTAGAAAATCTTTAGCCACCATGTCGGCCTCGATCATCTCTTGAAATATATTCTTTCGCTCTGCCGACATAACGTCTTGAGCCTCAGTCCTTACCTTAAATAATCTATCCGACATTCCGTTAACCACAACGTCAACAAACTTAGGTATAATTGGAACTGGAGTCCAGTCTAAATTCATCATCGACATGTCGCCATTGATAGATAACTCGTCCTTATATTTTTGTACTGGTTGTTGGCCTCTAGCGTAAAGACGAAGCCTGTGGTGCTCGCCCCATTGATCGTAAAATCTACACGTATTATTCTTACGTTTAAACCATTCCCCTTCAATAGCTTTACCAATCTTCAAACCATACTCGCTGGTTTGTTGCTCTTCATCCGAAACCATTTGACTTGGGAACGGATTTTGATATATTACGACAGATGGTTTCTCCATTCTATTCTATAATTTTGCTGTGACTTCCTTGATTATTGTATCTTACAAATTTAATACTAATTTTTGATTCTTTTCTTTCTGGTGTAAACATGTGCCTCCTTGTGGCCATTATTGCCAATCCAGAACTAATTGAGGCATCGTACTTTGTTCTGTTCATTGGGTCAAACCTGGCCCAATCCTCTAAAGTTTTATTAAAGTACATCGATCCTATACACCCAGAATCACGATAAGTGCTCTCGCTATCAAAACCTACGTACTCCTCTATGTATGATTCTATGCAAGATGCATGAGCCTGCCTAACGTCCTCGCTTGAGTTTGGTATACCTCCTATCTCTAGCTCTGCCTTAGATAGCTTGGTTAAATTTTTGTCTGGCCTGTTCATGGAAAACCCACGGTAGCCCCTGTTTTTAAAATGGTATAGTAGTCTGGCCTTATTGTTCTCTGCTAGTATTGGCATTCCATAAAAATGGCAAGCCATCAAGACATCCTCAAAAAATATCTCAGCAGTTTGTGGTCTCGCTATATATTCTAAGAAGAACTCGTTTGTTGGTCCATCAGACATGTGAAACTGTGTCATACCATGGAGAGCACCGTTAGAGCCACCTCCTCCAACAACACCCGATATGTCATAAGGGTCACAACCAAATGCTCCCATGTGCTCGTTTCCTGGATATTTTTTGCCATTTTTCGTTATAATATTATTTCTTAGATGTTGTTTTGGTATCCAAGATACTAAAAACCTACCGTTTTTATCTGGTGTCCAGACCACCTCTGTGTCCTTATCTCCGTTCTTCCAGTGGAAGTATCCCCTGGTTAAGAATTTCTCCTTTATTAGAGAGTCGTTATAGTCGATCTGCTGGTATATCTTGGTTAGGTTGAACACAGACTGCTTGGACTCGTCTCTAAATGCGTGAGACTCGGTTCTTGGGAACTGCCTATAAAATTCATTTAATGCGTCAGAGTCAGACTTAAGGGCGTTAACCTCGTTCGTCCACCACGTTACAACCCCCGACTTTATCATTTCACCGTCTATACCCTTGATTGGCTTTTCTGGATTATCAAGAACTGGCCATCCAAACTCGTCTATGTAGCCCTCAACATTCCACTCCATCGGTATAAATAACGAGTATAGTCCGCTCTTTGTCTGATCATTTGCAGACCTCTGTGCTACATTGCTATCGTTGTATAGCTTCTTAAAGTTCTCCCCACCCTTTGGCAGTGCGTTAGATGTTGATCCCATCATGCACTTTCCTATGATCTTCGCACCTAAGCGCAGACATGTTTTGGTTACCCTCCAGTTGTTTAATATGTTCTCTGGCTTTTCCCATTTTCCGCTATTCATGCTGACAGTGAAATCACTTAGGATTAACTTTCTTTCGTCATCTGTATCAGCGTCTACCTGTATACCAACGTAATCGCCATTATCTAAATACTCAACAGTAACTTTATTTCTTCGACCTCTGGTTTTAGGAACGTATCCGTCAAAGGATTTCTTTTTTGTAATTAATGGGATTATTGATAGATTCCCAGATATACTTATATTGTACGATTCAGTGTTAAAGTTAGTCTTCTTGGTTATAATATTACCACAGCTTAAACCACACGATAACGCTAAAAATCTAATTTGTTCGATAAGATGTTTTCTATTCATGCCTATCGACACAATGTTCTTCTTTTTATCGGAATAACCGTCAGACTCGATAATACCAGCCAATAACTGTAGACGAGCGTCAATAGACGACCTCATATAATCGATTGGTATGTGCTTATTATTGTATACGCCTATTTTTCTTAATTCATTGTTTATTCCTTTAAATGCAAATTCAACAATTTTTTCAGACGTACTTTTCTTTAGATCAAAGTCAATCCCCATAATTGTAGATACCTTTCCTAAGTAGTCAAGTATCTCTGGCTCTTCGTATTTATTTACAAGTATGGTCATGCTACTGCTCCTTCCGTCTCCAAGCCATAGCCCTAACAAATAGGGTGGAATACCATCAAATACATCGTTAGACTCAATTCCACTTGACGTAACCCTGGTTATGTGCTGCTTTCTAAACTTAGAGCTGTTTATGTATTCATCGGGTTTCATTATAACCTCTCCCTTGCGGTACTCATTAAATACTAGTCTATGGTTTTTGGTTACGATGTAATCCTCTCCATATGGCTGCCTTACTAAATATCTATCTGTGGTTCCGCTGGTCTTCTTTACAACCGTCTTTATTTTTCCACCCTCTACAAGTAGCTTGTCTCCAACACTAATGTCTTTTATTGGTTTAAAGGTGAAATCTTCCATCAATATTTTAGTGTCTGGGGCATAGCACTCGTCATGAACCAATAGTAATAGCTTCTCACCATCGTAACTGTTGTCTGCCGTGTTCTTCCAGTCAATAGTTGTGTCCAAACCCTCTATGTCATCTACCTTCTCCTCGTCCATGTTCTTTTTAGTGATCTTACTGGCAGGCACCCTAAACGACAGCTCGGTCTTTGGATTGTCCATACCGTCCTGTATTGGCTTAAAGAAGAATGGATAGTTTCTTACTATTGGTACAACCTTGTCGGTGAACATCTTCTTTGCATCGGACCCAGTTTTAGATAGTATTCCTATCCTTGAGTCTCTTACAATTGTACCCGTGTTACATGTCTCTGCAGAGCTCATAAAAGAGAAACCAGATCGTCTGTTCTTTAGGTAGCACATCCCAAACGACCTGTTGTCTGCCTTGCAGGCTTCCCAGTAAATATAGAATATTCTGTTGGATTCCCTAAAGTCTGGAAGACCAATGTCAATCTTTGTCCACTGTAGGTACATGTAGTGTGTGCCAGTCATATAGGTTGGATTGCCGTTGTTCATAAACCAGAACCCGTTGTCTCTCCTGTCAAACTCTTGCTCGATATAGTCTACATACTGAACCTTAAATGCATTGTCCTTCCTGTTCCAGTCAAATATGCTCTTTATCTTTTGAAGTTCTTTTGGATATTCTTGAGGCTCCCACCTTGATCCTCGGTTCTCGACCTTCTCTGGAACTGATGGTATCGCAACCTTTACACCGCTTATATTGTATATATCTCCAATAGTGCCGTCCTTTGATATTACGACAAGGTCGTGGTCTTTATTATAACCATACTCCCAGTTCTTTCTCCTATTTTTATTTGAGATTGTAGACTTATTTACGTAGTCTTCAAGAACAGTATATAGATTATTTTCCATTTTTTATTTTCGCCTTACCCTCAGCAAATCCATGCTTACCAAAATCAATTTGTGCAACAGGTTGCTGCACATCTCTATTTTCCTCCTCATCAATTTTGCCCAACATGTACAGAGCATCCTCAAAGGCAAGCCTCTTTGCCGATGCAGCATTCTTTAGCTTATCGGCAGATATATCGTCCTCTGCGTGAGTTATAATTGGCTCACGAAGAACCTTAATTAGCTCATCTACAGCTACCTTTGCCGCTTGTATTAACTCTATTTTTTTAGACATATGTTCTTGTTGTACATCCTGTAAAGAATCTCTCCGTCTACCCTAAACTCGTACTCACTGTCTGGCGAAAAAGATATCGTATCTCCAGCCTCAACATCTTTTAGCATGTCGTTAAAATAAACAAGCTCCCCCCATAATTGCTCCCTCGATCCAGCGCTTGAGATTATCTTGTCTTGATTATCTATTGGTCTCACAAAACAATACGGATACGGTGCCATCCAATCACCGTTTGGGTCTTTGTATAGGTATAACTGATCTGGTTCAATTATAAAGTAATTGTCAAATAAATGGTGCCAGCTACTCTTCTGGTTGCCCTTCATGTCGTAGTAGAACTTAAACACATTGTGGTGAACTATCACGTGATCGCCACTCTTTATTGGGCCGTCATAGTTAATAGGTACAGATACAACTATGGCCAATCTGTTAGATACAGTGTGGTCTTCTTGAGATGAACTTATAATAAAGTCAACGTCACCATACTTACGTATATTATCGTAACGTCTACTATCGTTAGGCGTTACTATAAAATGATGCGGAGATTTCATTAGAAATCTATATTATACTCAATAGATATTGGCATTGAATACGAAAAGCTTTTCCACTTAACAATTTCCTTTGACTGATTTAAAATATATATAGATATAGATAGATCGTCCTCCATTAAAATTGTATCGATGGTGCCATTTCCCCTAAGAACATCCTGACCAACAACGTAGTGCATGGACTTCATGTAGTCTGGTCCTACAGATATTTTTCTAATTATATTCACCTGTCTGAAGATTAATTTTAATATCTCCGTACTTAGATATTAGCTCATCTTGAAACTGTGACAGATCAAATGCAGATGTTTCTAGATTGGCCAATGACGACATCTTTTGACTTTTCATTCTTTCGAATGATACTTCGATATCAGCGATTTGGAATTTAAGATCTCTGTAAGTTTGATTTAAAGATCTTAGCTTATCTAACTCTTCTTGAGTGATTTTGTTTTCTTTTGCCATTTTATTAAATTTAAAATTATGTCACAAATATAAGCAAAATTTGTTACATAGATATATACCAGGTAGTGTTGCTGTTGTTGTATTGGAAACAAATTGGGGTATCTGCAGTTAATGTAGCTGGAGCGCCTACAATTGACGCACCTGGGGTAATCCATGTTGTTGCAGCCCTTAGTGTTGTAGACATAATAACGTACTTCAATCCATCAATATTTGAACTAGCTGTTGGCATTGTAATATCAAATTGAGCCCCAGCGGTTCCAGTAAAGTATGTGTTAATGTTTGAAATAGTTACTGCGGTTAATACGTTTGTAGATACAACAGACGGAGCTTGTGTTAGGTTAACAACGTCTTGAACCTTAAAATTTACAGTATTGCCAGTTGAGCTTTGAGTCCCAAACAACAAGTCATTAACGCTTGGTGAGTTAGTTTGATAGTTTCCTGCTTTCATTTTCCTTGTCCTTTATATTTTTTCTTATAATTCTTTGATGCCTTTAAAACAGATGTTTTAGTCTTAGAATGAACACCTGGCCTAGACACACACTTTTTCTCGAATTTTTTTACTTCTAATGATTTTTTGCTCATCTGTTTCTAAGTGTAAAGTTAAGAAAAGTAATCGAATAAAAATTTCTGTACACATCGATATCAATGGCAAATACCCTTATTGGCCCAAGTATGAGCTTGATCATAACGTGACCCCATGTTTGTTTTGACCAATGACTTCTAAATCTCATAATTTTTTTAACATATCAATCATTCTAGAATCAGGATAAATGTCGCTCTTGTCTTTTCTAACTGAGTTGTGTGTATAAATCCCAGGGGTTCCCTTAAATGCTTCCTTATCAATGTCCCAGATTTCAGATCTATAATCTTTTGGTATATCGTAAGTCTCACATAGGTACTCTACAAGTTGTCGGGTACTCTCGATTTGTTCGTCTGTATACTTGTACCACAAAACGTGCCCCTTGTATGGCTTATCTAATTGGGTAACCATAGACGGATCGACAACTCCATTAACGTAGTTATAGAACTTACCGTTCTTAAGTTTTAACGGACCCCAGTTGCACACCTCAATCCCAACAGATAGCTTGTTTAAGTTCTGATACTTTGCCCCGTTTTTTGAGAAATCCTCTAGGTCTATACCTAAATGCCAGGCCCAGTGTTTGGACGAGAAACATTGAACTATTGTTCCCTTCTCTCCGATAACAAATGCGGTGGCTATTCGACTATCGTTACTGTTCCAGAATTTGGAAACAGCTACAGCGTTACCACCCCCTGCTGTATGGTGTAAATATATCTGCGTTTTCTTAGACTCCTCGGCAAAGAATTGATCACTGTCTAATCTTGCCTGTACAATTTTGCTTATGTCTAGTTTCATATTAGTTTCTTATGTCTTTGTAAGTATCTGATACCTCTTTTAGTCCGCTTCTTAATTTCTTAACAGTGTCACACGTTTTTCTTAAGACATTGTTTCCAGTGATGTCGAACCAATTTTCATTTATAGAAGAAAGCTCAATGATTGAAAATATACCTAACAATATGTTAGTTAGAATAGCTGGAACACTAATCATAAAGTCAAAATTTAAGAACTTTAACATCCCATTAATAAACGGGGTAAGTGCATAATAGTCCAGTGGGAATATAACCCCAGCTGTAATATAATATCCAAGCGCCTTATATATGTATCCGCATCTTAGTATTCTAGACTTAAAAACATCCCTGTAATTCCTTTTTGATTCCCTGGCAATCTTTCTAAGAGATATAAGCTTAACTACGGTGTCTATAAATATTATAAACATTAAAACAAGAGCCATTAGCTCTATTGGTGCAAAAAATGATGAGATTGTCAATGCTACGAGTGTTATTTTTGTTTTCATGAAATAGGTATGATGCTTTTTTTAATAATCTTTATTGTGACATATATTAGTATAATGATGAATAAAATTCCCCCCAATACAGCAAAGAAGTTTACCCACCACGGTATGTATTTAATTCGTTCTGGCTTTTGAGTTTTAGTTACGATTTTTGTCTTGTATATAGTGTTCCCTTCTACAGTCTTGTATATTGTATCCGTCCTTGCAATTACCTTGTACTTATTGTTTCTAATTCTAGCCTCAAGCTTAAGTATAGTGCCGTCTCGTTCTGCTAATCTAGATGCGTACACATTACCCAAAGAGTCACAAAAAAGTGTGTCCTCAATAAATACTGTTTCTCCAGGAATTTTGATTGTAGTGTCTCTGTATTGTGTAACCGTAACAACGCTATCTTTCTGTGTGCACATAGGACAGTACTTTGCTAATCTTCTTTCAAGAGAGCATGAAAATATAAGAATTGATAAGAGTAATACAGATGCATATTTCATAACAACAAAGATATGAAAAATATGACTATTTAATTTTGTATTAGGTACTTATATACCTCCATCGTATCATCAACTAGAATGATACCCTTGTCTGTTTCAACATGAATCTGAGCATCACCTATCACCTCAATAGGTCCAGTGATTGTGTACTCAATACCATTATATGTGAATGTACTAATCATACAGCATTACTATTACTCTCTTGTGTCCCAAGTCATCGGGTGTAGTTGTACCGTTTTGAACGGCAAAAATAAGATAATTATTAATGGTTCGGTTAAACGGCACCGATGTAAGTGTGCCTGATGTGATATCTGAGCTGATACCATTGGCAGGGTTATAGACGCATAGATTTGTACCATCATAGAAAAAACTTCTCCAAAACTTCTGTATATATGTAGCAGCGTTCATCGCCCCTGCTGTACCTATTAATGTGGCCCCTGTTAAGCTATTGGTAGTGTTAATGTACATCCTAGCTGTAGATGTAGTACTACCTGCTGATTTGGTCAACAAGCTCCTGATATCAATGGTGTTGTTAGTTACCAATGTGTTTGCAGGTATCATATATGATGCGCTTATCTGATTGGCTGTGCCTGTTAGATTTGTCCCGTTCATACTGGTTAGTGTCCTTGGGTTGGTGTTAATGTTCCCACTACCCATTAAAGATGTGCCATTAACAGTCTTAATATTAGTCCCACTAATCAGTATAGTTTGTAATAATATATTACCACTACTTAGTATTGATCCGCCATTAATTGTCTTGATATTTGTTCCCGATACTAGAGCTGTCTGCTTATCGTTGAAGGTGGTCCAATCAGTAGTACTCAATGCTCCCCTTGTTAGTGCTGATGCTGTGGGTAGATTGAACTGATGGTCAGTGCCACTAGATATAACATTGAAGTCAGTGCCTGTAGTACCTGTACTGATGGTCTGTACATCAGCACTCAGCCCATTCAATGCTGTCATACCTGTGCCTGCCATAATACCTGACTGCTGTGTAACCGTTAGAATAGCAGAGGCTGCAGATGGAGGAGGGCTCCCTGCGGGATAGAACTCCATAGTAACATCCATGCTAGTACCACTCCATATCATCTCATAGTAATCACCACCTACCACATCAAGTAGGTAGTTCCACGCTACTATTATATGACCAGGTACACCTCCATGTGATGCCGCAACATCTACATAGCCTGAGCTACCTAAGACATCAACACCATTCTTTCTCAGCCACACCACCACGTCATGATCCTGGACATCTATGTTCTTGAATTGAAAGCTAAACTGTAGGTTGTATATTCCTGTGTGTGCGAATGTTATCTTTGTGTCATTCACCATACTGATACCATTAGTGATATCGGGTGTTCTGAATCTAACCTCTTGCCCTACATTGGCGGCTCCTAATGGCTGAGTGATCTCGTCTAAATACTGTAGGTAGTACCCAGTTGGAGTTGCTCCACCACCAGATATTACCTTTGGCTTACCGTCAGCTCCATTTACCTGTAGCCCGTGAGGCCCAAATATATATCCCGATCCGTCAGTTACTTGCATCTTAAGAAAGATAAGTTAGGTCCCTCTTCTCCGCTGATTATAAATGTGGTGTTTGCGTCAGTTGTTGTGGCCAGTATCTTGTCACCGTTATATAGTATGTACACCATGTCGTCAGTCACGGTGTCACCGTGAGTTAGTGTTAGCGTGTATATGTCAACAGTTGTAGCGCTTGATGCAACGTACTTTTGTAGGATAACATCATAGTTAGATGCTGAGTTTGAAAATCTAATGTAATTTATAGCGCACACATTTTGAGACCTGCACTCGTAAAGAACTGTACTGGTTAGCCCAACATTACCTTCATTGCTAATGAGAGCCATCTTACCAAAGTGCTACAATGCGTAATGCCGTTGTGTTGGTTGTAAATACCTGTATTACTTGAATAGGTAGCACAGTCCCCCCTTGAACATTATAGAATATAACATCGTCACCGCCAGCTGTTAGCACCCGTACATCACCAGTTACTCCAATATAAAGTACGCATGGCCATGTCTCGCTTGGATACCCAATGTATGGTATCTTGTTAATATCGTCTGGAGTTACCTCAGCAGCTCTTCCTTGTTGTAATTTTTGATATGCCATCTTTAGTCGTTTTTTATGGTGTTAAGTGCGTTTAAAATAGCGGCCACATCTACAAGGCTATAAACGCCTTTTTTTGTAGCCTCGTCTAAGGCTCTTTCAATTATTATTAATGCTTTTTCTTTGTCCATTATTAAGGAATTAATTGTATTTTATATACAGTTCCAGATATATCAATTAAAAGATAATTTACCCCTAATATATTTTGAATCATGTCTGGAGTTGCTTGCAAAGTTGGGTGAACTGTATCGGCATCTTTTATTCCAAATCTACTAGTTGATCCACCGATTTGATAGTCTCCAGTTAATTGATTAAAACCTAAAACATTTACACCGTTGGTTATAATATTTACACCTCCACTTGCAGAATCAATATCAATTCCAAAAGGCGGTCCATTAGAACCATATGTGTCACCAATCCTGGCAAATTTAGGAAGACCACTGTTGATTACAATTAATTCAGCACTAGAAGTAGTAGAAAAGCTAAGACCGCCATCATATAAACCAGACAAAATTTTGTCCCCAGCAAAAATAACTTCATATAAACCTGAATCAATTAATCCTCCAGCATTATCAGCCTTTGGTATGTAGTTGTTTGTTATAGGAAAAGTGCCACCACCTGCTGCGGCAACAATATCCTCAATAGTAAATGTTTGATCGTTAGAGTTGACTAACGCTGATCTTCTGTTGACAACTGTTGTAGGCTTAATAGCCTCAAACTTTGTCCCTGCTGGTATTGATACTGGCATATTCTTTTTTTAAAAGTTATTTTTTTGTGCTTTTTCCATTGGCCCCGTTTCTACCTCTATTGATAGAAGGAGACTCAAGTACAAATTTACCATTTTTTTTCATACTAACGTCAGGGCCACCCTTGCCATCAATCCCCCTCTTTCTTCTCTCCTTAGTGTGCTCTGCCCTGTACTTCTTCTCAGACTCGCTTTTATTCAGCTCCCTCTGATACTCTCTCCTCTTCTCTGCCGCCTTCGGGTTGCTTGCGTAGTACTTGGATGTCTTGCTCTGTCCCATAAAATATTCTGTTAATTAATAAGTTTGGATCGTTTAGTTTTTCTTTTCTTTCGTTACACCCACAGTCCTCTCCAGCCACGGCCTTTACAACTTTTTCAATCCCAGTGGCCCTGGTTATTGCCTGTACCGTGTCGCCAAATCCGTAGTGTTTCTTAATTATAATCATGGCCAATCAACGATAGACATAACTACCCACGTGGATTTATTTTTTTGTCTTTGATAGTTCTTTTAACTGGCATACCCTCAGAGTTAAATCTAGTCCTTTGTGTGTGAGATCCACCCCCAGGCATATTGTTAAAATTCTCTACTACCATCTTGCCACCCCCTAATGTAGGACGCTCCATCATTGTGCCCTCTACCTCTCTACCGTCAAACTCTCTTGAGATGTCGTACTTCTTTCTGTTAAACAAGTCAACGGTGTTGTTTTTGAAAGTATTTTTATTATACATATCTCCAGTAGCCTCGGCAATGCCCTCTTGCGTCGCCATTTTAACTGAATTTACCATCGCCTCAGCATATGCCACATTTTTTTCAATTGGCGTTATTGTGGTTGTCTTTGTAGATCTATTTTTCATAACTTTGTTTTAAAGTACAAATATAATAAAAATGAGAATAATTAAAAAGAGAAAGAAGCGTGTTGACGCTATTTACTATGGCAGAGATACCAAGTACGACTTTCTTAAGAACTGGGGGATGATTAGAAAGTGGGCCATATTCCAGTACGGGCTAAAGTCATCTGCAGACGTTGATATGCTATTGTACCTGTACTCAGAGAAACTATTCACCAGGTCAAAATTTAACGAGTACGCATCGTTTATGTCTTGGGATAAAAGAAGATTTGACAGACTACTTAGAGAGGGGTTCATCTCAATATGGAGGAAAAGAAGGTACGGAGAGTACAACCTGTACGAGCTATCGTTCCAGTCTAAAAAGATGATAGCCAGTATGTATAGAAAGCTAACTGGGCTAGAACCCTTCCCAGAGACACCAAGACGAAATAAGGTAATGAAACCAAACGCCTCTTACTCCGAGAGGATGCTAGCCCACGCTATAAAGAGATTTAACTCAGACTTTAAAGAACGCAAACAATGTCCTTCTCCTGAACAACAGTAAACCTATTGTTGTCAATTAGGACCTCGTATGAGTGAACCTTGTCGTACATCACCTTGTCACCGTTTGACATTCCTACAACATTGATCCCTGGCTCAACGATTATACCGTACTGGTACCTCATGTCCTGGTACTCGTCACCGCTAAGTATTAGTCCGCTGCTTGATTTTTTCTGCTCTACAATCTTCTCGATTAGTATGAACTTATTTAGAACTCTCATCTGCTCTGATATTTGTTATAATTGCGTTAGTACTCATTATTGTGGTCGCAACAGACACAGCATTTAGTAGTGCATTCTTTGTGACCTTGGTCGGGTCAATGATCCCCATCTTTATCATGTCACCAGCCACATCATTCTTTACGTCATATCCCCATCCCTTGTTCTCAAGCATATTGAGTGCGATAGATTTCGGGTTCTTGCCTGCGTTAACTAGAATCTGATTGAATGGTGATATTAGTGCGTCATACATGATCTTAGCCGCCACGTCCTCGTGGTCATCTATCAACGATGCACACTCTGCCAAGGCAATCCCACCCCCTGGAAGAATGCCCTCCTCTAGTGCCGCCATCACAGCGTACACAGCGTCATCTATCCTGTCTCTCTTCTCCTTCTGCTCAATGTCGCTCTGTGCACCGACATATATCACCCCTATTCCACCAGATATGTTGGCTATCCTCTCTCTTAAGAATTCCCTGTCCTCTTGGCTGTCTGTCTGGTCTATCATTCCCTTTAAATCAGCAAGGTGGTTGTCAATGTCAGACTTAAACTCAGACTGGTGCATAAACACGGTCATGTCCTTTCTTACAATTACCTTTGACGCTCTTCCAAGGTCGCTAAGAGATATGATTGACAGATCGTCACCAGTGTCATCGCTGAAGTATGTGCCACCAAGGGCTACCGCCAAATCTTTCAGCAGGTCTTTCTGTCTGTATCCAAAGGATGGAGGAATAATATTGCACGCCTTAATCTTGCCCTGGTACACGTTCACGTTTAGCGTCTGAAGTGCGTTTGGCCCTAATGTGCCAATGATGAGCAACGACTTGCCCTGAGAGACAATTGGAGCAAGCACCTTCTCTAGGTTGGATATGTTGCTGATCTCGTGGTCGCATATAAGTACGTACGGGTTGTCAAGGACACACTCCTGCTTCTTTGCGTCAGTCACAAAGTACTGTGACGTGTATCCCCTCTCGATACGCATCCCATTAATAATCTCGGCCCTTGTCTCAGAGTTCATGCTGTTCTCAACGGTCACAAGAGAAACCTCTGAGAATGCGTCACCGATCATCTTGCCCACCTCGTGGTCATTGTTTGACGATATAGTGGCCACGTCATACAGCCTCCTGCCGTTTACTTTTTTTGATTTTTTATCTAAAATAGAGACGACCTTCTTGGTGATGGCGTTTATCTTGCGTATCACCTCGGTTACATTGTGGTCGGGCTTTAGATACTTGTCAGATGCGTCAATTATAGCCTCTGCCAAGACAATTGATGTCGTTGTACCGTCACCAGCCACTGTTGCCGTCTTGTCTGCTGCCTGCCTCATCATGATGACGGCCAGGTTCTCGGTCGGGTCGTACAAGTTGATAGCCTTTGCCACCGTTACACCGTCCTTTGTCACTGTAATTCCTCCCACGTGCTGCTCCGACTCGATTAATACGGTCCGACCTCTAGCGCCAAGAGTACTCTTTACCGCCCCAGCAATCTTCTTGATGCCAAGCTTTAATTTTTTTTGGCCTTCATCGCCAAAATGGATCTCCTTTACTATCATTTTATTAAATTTTACACCAAATTTAGTAATTTTTTGTTTACTGTAAACAAAAAAAGGGCCCGAAGGCCCAATTTTTATAAATTTTGGATGATTTATTTTATTTTTTTACCCCATCCAGGGAAAAGTGCCATCCTGGCCTGAGTGCTGTTGCGATTTGTAGCGTTGTCCTCGGCAGCCTTGATGAAATTTTCTGACTTAGTCCTTTTTGTTATCGAAGCATTTAATCTATTTTGACCCTCTGCCGTATTAAGAGACTTGATTCTTTCAATATTTTGCATTGCAGCGCTAGTGTATCCACTCATTGCCCCACTATCTCCAGTTTTTTTAACATCTGGAGTAAAATATGTTAACTTTGACTTGTCGCCCTCCCTCCACGTTTCATCTCCAGCAGAGCTAAGGTCACCTCTTTTAGCGTATCTACCAGATAATCTAGCCTGTTTAATGTCTGACCTGTATTCTTTTAAACCCTCTCTCTTTTCAGATCCGCTAAGGCTTGTGTTTTGTTTCCAATTACTTCTTTCGGCCTTAATATTTTTAAGGTCTGACTTTATAACTTTAGACATATCTACAGATTGGCCTTGATCATCAAACGCTTGGTCGCCCATCTCGTAGTATCCACCATGCCCTAAATCACTTTTTGGAGCGTAAAATGCTTTTGCCTGTCTTTCCTCCATATTGTATCTCCAGCCCTTTGCCTTTTCGGTCTCAACCTTTTCTTTTCCAACCAGTATTGCTGGCATCTTCCTGACCCCTCCGCCATCTTTCTTGGGGACATACACGGTAGAGAATGGGCTAACCTTTTTGCCTTGGCCACCCTCTCTGCTCTTAACAACCTCTCTCTTTGTTTTGTAGCCCTTTGGCTCTGGATTATTCCAATTACCTTCTTTTGGTGCTTTCGCAACAGATAGTGGTTTGTATTTATTTTCAATTTGAGTCGCTTTCGGTAGTTCTATAGGGTTCCATTTTACCTGGCTACCTTTTATCCTTTCTATAGGTTCAAGAGTCGGCTTTATTGGCTCGGTTGGTTTTTCATAGTACATACTAGCACCAGTCCTGGCAACAAAAGATCTACCTACATATCCTTTGTCTTGTAAATACTTGTCAAAGTTTTTACCTTTTGATGCTTTATAGTATTCTTCTGGATTAAAGTTTTCACCATATATCTGGCTGTAGTTTGTGAATTTAGTCCCTTTTGGAATATACACTTTTGAAACCTTGCCATAAACGTCAGGCTTAACTTCACCAGACAGAGTGCTCGAATTTAATATTAATCTCCTCGTAGTAGGATCTATTGATTTATCATAAAGATCCACAACGTCTCCAGACTTTATACTTTTATCTAGATCGGCATTAAATTTTTCAGCAGAAAATGAATCAGAACCAACAACCTTCTTTTTACCACCCTTTACGTTAAACTCTGTTAATTTAATATCTCCAGCCGATTCTTTTATTGCGTCTGGGCCCTTAGAATATAAGGCTAAATTCTTTTTATATGTATCAAGATTTGTTTCGTAAGCCTTTAACTCATCCTCATAGGCACGAGCCGCATTACTGTTTGCTACGAACTCTTCTTCGGTATACATTTTTTTTTGCGTGACCTCTTCTTTAGGTGGCTTAGTTGTTGAAGTTGTAGATGGGATAGAATTTGATAGTCTCCCGTATTTATTCATTGCCATTTGAAAACAAGTTTTATAATTAATAAATTAATATGTACCTCATGGTGATCATACTCGTCATCTTTGCTGTAAATCTCGAAACCAAGATTCAGTCCGACAGGTATAGTATTATGAATTTCTAGTAGCATATTCTTCTACAAATTTAGCGATTTTTTTATCATTTATTTTTATCATATTGTCGACTCGCTTGATCGATCTTCTGCTCTTTGGTTTTGGATACTCCTTCCTAGATTTGGCCATACCTTTTTTTTGTCAAATATACGGAATATTTGGGTAAGAACCAGATTCTACGCAGCTCGGTCGGAAAGGAAAACGGTTTTTAAATCAGAGGGGGGGGTCTGATTTCAGAAATTATGGTCGGAATTTCTAGCTTTTCATGGTCAGCCTATCTGACGGCCGACCGAACGATTGATATGTATGTATACATATTTTAGGGTAGGTAGGTAGCACTGCCAACCAACCGAACAACCAACCGACCTGTCTGCCTGTCGGCCTGCCTGTTGATTGATAACTTCCATTATGTTAAATAGAATTAACATTCGTTAACACTTGCTGTTGGCTCGGCCATCCATTCGCCCTGTCGTTTGGCCTACCTGTTATGCGTCCATACAGGGAGGGCAAGACCTGTTAACCATGTGAATTCCCATACATTTTTTACACCCATCTTATGTAATTCTCTTAAAGCCTTGTCTAGCTTACGTTTCAGCGATTTTAACCCGTATCCCAAACCCGTCATCTACGTAGTTCTACTTAGTTGGCACTACGTAGTTATACGTAGGCTCTTCTACGTAGTTCTACGTATTTTTCAATCTAACTGAAAAAAAATTGTATCATTTCGAGATAGACTTCCGTTATTTGTATCAGAGACGCTGATGAACATCACCACAACCTCTAAAGTTCTTTGACATATTGGTATACACACACGTAGAGTAATCTAGGCACGTAAGTCGCGTAATATCCCTCGCTGTAAGAGGTTGCGTTGTCGGTAGTAATAAGGCATCTACCTAATCTAGTCAAGGCATCTACATGCGTATATCAAAATCGGTAAGACAATAAACATTAACGGGGTATGTCAGACCTAGGGTTGTACGGGGTAAGTATAAGGACTCCCAAAAGCAACGGCAATCAGTACACTACTCGGGTGGCTGATGTCAACACCATGCATAGCATAGGGATAAAGAAGAGAGATAGCAGTTTCACGTGGCTATCAAAAACCTAGAACTTGTGGTAGTTCGATTCTACCTATATAAGCGAGGTGCAAGTTCAAAACGTTATACTAGGTGCAGTTAGAGAGACTAATTAATAGGAGCGATACCTACTGCACCACTAACCAATAAACAAATAACCATGGAAGCGAGAGTAATTAGAATCGAGGGAATCTTTGAGGTATGGGGATTCTTTCAAAACGGAGTATTAGTACGTGAGCAAAAGGTACGTATCCCGTTCACACATCGTTAATAAATTAAGTAACCAATAAACCCAAATATCATGAAAGCAATTGATGTAATAACCAAGGTGTATCTAGGACTAATGTTCGGCATGTTAGCGTATGGCATAATCTTCATCGCGTACAAGCTTGTGACCAACAGCATAAGCCCGATGTACATCTAACAGGTTAACTGATGAGATTTGAATAATCGAAACGGCACTCACAAGGTTGCCGTCTTAACCATAAAACATAGGAGTCATGAAAATCTTATTAACAGCACAAGAGTCAGAGCAAATTTTTTACGATTCACTCTGCAACGGACATCAGATTGCGTACTACGGACTACAGATAGAGGACGATGACAAGGAATACGACAAGGCTAAGAAACGACTAATAAAGAAAGGCGAGAGCCCATGCCTAGAGGACGTGTGGATGGAAATACTAAGGGGTGGAGGTATGCTAACATTAGTAGACGAGGAGAACGGACTAGAGCCATCGGTTATAACCCTACATGATGTACATGCACGTGTACAGGAGACGGATGCACGTCACCTGTTAGATGCGATAAACGAAAATGGTGATGGAGTTACGGCTGATGTAGTACTACAAACCGTTTTCTACCGAGAGGTGATATTTGGATAAAAACTTAAAACAGGAAGCCATGAAAGTGAATAGAATCAATACAGGGATATATAAAATAGAGCATCAAGGCAAGTTATTCATGTGTGAGAAAGGCGAAGACGGGCAATGGATGATGTCACTATTTATTGAATCAAATGTAGATGGGATATTAGGTCACTACGAATATTGTGAACACTACATCACATTGTCTGATTGTAAGTATGTCATAGAGAATCATATTAACGAATTTAACTAACCAATAAAACAAATAAACCATGAAATACGGAAAAATCAACGACAACGTAGGCTTCAGACAAGTAGACGGGGTAATCAGACGATTGACAATCAGAGAGCAGTTGTTACAGGTAAAACACTTTAAGGGTATCAACGAGATAAACCATCCGATGTTGGGTAAAATCGAAGTCGATCGAAATAAGGTAGACGAATTGTTAAACTACGAAGATGGTCACTTAATCAGATTCAAAAAATCAATGTTCGATGGTAACCTATGACATCATAGAGCTGACATTCTACGGAGGGATGCGCTCGTACAGGAAGACGTTTAATGACGAGAACCACTTCAACAATTGGTGGGCTCTGATGAACAAGAAAGGAGTAAAGATTATGGACGTATTTAAAATTGACTAACATGAAACGTAACTTTAAAATCAGATTCCACCTTGGACAAGGTGAGAACTACATGAAGTGGAGAGTAGAGGACGTGACCACTAAGAACGTGTGGTTCTTCGAGCCATCTAACTTCCAAGCACTAATCGTGAATGGGAAACTTCACAATCATCCTTCTACCGCCAAGAAAATCAACGATGGCGCTAACAAAACTGTTTGCGCATGGATTATGGCTGAGGACGTTGTCCTGTATCCCACCGAGAACCTTTGGATGAGAGGACAGGTAGCGTACAATCCACGTTTGATGCCACATTGGATAGACAACAACGGCAACAACGTTGACAAGCAAGAATTCGCAGAGATGCACATTGTAGAACGTAAAATCTTTACACCATGAGAAACACAATAAGTAAGAAATTTATAATTGACTACATAACTAGCAATTACGGACCAATGAGACACGACACCTACAGGATGCATAGTGCCTTAATAAGAACAGCAAACAAGTACAAGCTAGATAAAAAAGACTTGTTCTTCTACATAATTGAGCGAAGGGGAACGATACCAATGGCAACTAGCTATGGTTTCGATACTGCCTACGGAAGAGAGATTAGAAAACTATTTGAGTATAACTATTATAACTGCTAAGCATGAACAAGTACAAGGTAATCACAAAACAGGGCGTGTTCTACGTACAGGCGTGGAACGAGGGCAAGGTAATGAGTTTAATGTCATACGAGGGATATGACGTAGTATCAATAAATCAAATCTAGAAACCATGAGAGCAATAGTAAATGTTAACCACCGAGACATGAAGGGACGTGACCACAAGGTACACGAGATACGTGGTAGAATAGTGACCTTAGAGTATGAGGGAGAGGACGAGAAAATACTAGTAGACTTCATCATCAGAGAGGTACAAATACTCTTGAAAAACAAGAGTGTAAAGGTGTGGAGAAATCAAGCGTATAGAGACGGGCAATTTGTCAACTACTCAGATAAGTACGGATACGTCATCGAATACGAGATGCCGAATGGCAAGGTGTTCAGAAACGTGGTCAAAAATCCGTTCGATACAAATGACTACACAGCTATATCAGAAAAACAATATCAATCTAAATTTAAGTAACCATGAAAACACTATTTGCAGTGCACCATGTGTTCGATTGCTTAGACTACAACGAGCACTACTACTTTAACTCATTCGATGAGGCGTTTAAACTATTGGTATTCCTCAAGAAAAACATACAAGAATACAAGACAATAGATGAGACATACAATGACACATCAGATGACTATTATGTTCTACATGACAATGGACTAGAGAGAGTATACATACAAGAAATTAACCTTTAAACCATGGAGAAATTTGCAAGACGTTGCGATGCTACGGGACGTGGCATGAACGAAGGATACGTGGTAGGTGACGGAGAGCTATACTTCTCTGAGGTAGAACACCTAATCAGTTGGCTAAGAAGTCGTGGTGGTATGGAAAGTCTATCTGACGAGTTCATACTAAACGAGGCATACAACGAAGACGAGTACTACTACACCGAGTGGGAGGAGGTAGATGAGGACGAGTGGTACGATGAGGATGGGAGCATCCACATTGATGATAACGAATTTAATAACTAATAACGATGGACATGATTGATAAAATGATGGCATACGAGGAAGGTATGCTAGACGGAGCAGGTATGGTGTACCTGTTCTCAGAACTAATAAAGAACGAAATGGCGTGGTCTCTACAGGGACACTATGGTAGGATGGCATCTCGACTAATCGAGACAGGCATACTGACCAAGGATGGCGACATAGACGAGATGAGAGCAATGGAGTACGGAATAGAAATAATAACCAAAT